GTGCTCTTCCGATCTCTGCCTTTCGTAGACCCTTCCGATGAACCAGAACGAAAGCACCATTACCAGCATCGCCATGTCGTCGTCAGTCCAGCTTGTAACCAGAACCTCTTTCCAATTGCCACCGGCCTGTACGGCCATCATCATACTGACTACCTTGACCGCCGAGTACATCACCACAAACCAGTACGTGACCAACGGACGAACCAATGCCGAAATGGCAGCCACGAACTTCCCCGCAGCCCTTGCGGTTTGGCCTTGTTCTTTTACCGCAGCGGAGATCGCATCCATCTCGGCAATCGTCATCGCAGCATCAACTCGGCGCATCTCATGTTCCATGCGCTTCTCTGCAATGCGGACTTCGACTTCCATCATCGCCAGTTCGTGTGCGCGCTCGTTCTTGCGGTCAAACCCCTTGATGATTTCCGGGGCCAAACGAAGCAGGCCACCGAGGCCACCTGACGCTACTGTGATAAGTGTTTCCCACATCAGGATTGCCCCCCGTCACCGCCGCCGCCGAGCTTCACCCACGCACCGAAAGTCAGCAGGCCCAGCACGACCATCGTGCCCCACCGGGCCACTGTCTGCCAGATCGCTTTCTTCATCTCGCGCCAGTCGGTAATCAAAACACGCAAGTCGCGGACATCCTCGCCAGCGTTGTCGTCATGCAAGCCGATCTCTTTCAAGACCGATTTCATTTCCTCTCGCACGACGGTGCGAAGCGTGCTTTCTTCGATTTCCATGGCGCCTCCTTACGGCTTAACAGGCCAAACAATTGTGGCAGGGAATCCAGACTGTTGCGGAAGGTCTCGCAACGCCTGACGGTAGTTCAACCAAACGACAGGAATTTGAATGCCAAGGTTGTCTTGGGCGTTCTGTTCAACGGCCTTAGCCACTACCCAGTCGCACTCGGCCAGAAGCCGGTCACGTGAGTCACGGGCAGACTTGGCAAACTCTGAATCCTTCATGGCTTTGTAGGCTGCTTCCTGCTCTGCTGCTGTTGTCTCGCCGTCAGTGAACACAGGGCCGAGGATGTATTTCGTATACCACTTGCCCCCAACCTGCTCTACGCCTGATCTTTGGCTGTACTGATACACCGTCCCACCAGTAGCTTGCGGGCCTTCAAATACTGAATCAGCTCCAAGAGCCTCCAAGACTTCGGGCGTAGTGATACCCCATGACGGGCCGTTGTTGTCCTTGGCCCATTGACGAAGCTCGCTTTCAAGCATCACTTGGCCTGTGTCTCTAATACGGATTTCCATAGGTTACCTCTACGCAATTGCAAGGAAGATGAAGGTGCCGCCGATGGCGTTGATTGCCGCTGGTGCAGTGCTGCTCAGTTCAAAACCTGCGCTGTAGGTGTCAACGTAGTCTGTGCCGGTGACTTCAGCGGCTGTAGAGTTCAGGAGCAGGTAAGGATCGTTACCAGCCACGATGCCGCGAGCACTGTCCCAGACGTACCAGTCACCAGTGCTGTCAGTGCGTTTGATGAGCACAAACCTCGCTCCAGCGGTGAAGCCACAGTCGATCTGCTTCGTAGTGCCTGTGCCAGTGTAGCTGCCGACTTTAGATACGCCTGCGACAGTGGCGAAGAGGTAGGCGACGTAAGTAAGCCCACTATTGTTTGACTGTACTTGACTACCTAATGTAAATGCGGTGGAGGTTGGTGCAACATATGAAACATTGTTACCCAAAATCGTTCCCGCGCCTACTGTACTCATAGCGGAGCTGCTATTAAGGGCAATAAAAGAATTGCCACCTGAAATCATAGTCTGTGGAACAGACCAATTGGTAACACCATCACGACATTTGATAATAAATAACTCTGGGGGAACTGTTAAATTATGCGAAAGTGTGAGTGTTGTGCCGTTACCTGTATAGCACACCACATCAAAGAAGCCGGGGGCGCGCTTCATAAACCAGTACAAATAATTTGCGGAAGTTGAGTTGTCACTCACTCCTGTTAGCTTGAACCCGCCATTGACATCAAAGCCGTTACCTCCAAAAGCGTATTCCGCTGACGTACCTGTGGCCATTTCAAGTACCACTTCTTTCCCGCGCAGACGATCATACAAATGCGGGGTACTCCCTCCCGTATTTTGAAGCCATGCAAAATCAACAACCGAACAAGATGTTGATACTGTTCGCGCCGCACTTGTACCAGCCCCGGCTGTAAGAGAAAGAACCTCCGTCCCACTCGTTGGCGTCTTCATCGGGCCACGGCGGATGGCTATGTAGATGTAGGTGGAAGCGCCATTAACAGCATTGTTTCCGCTTGTCGTATAAAAACCAGTTGGAGATACGTTTAAAAAGTCGCCACCCCCCGAATTTTCTGCTGCGGATGAGTCTGCATAGATGATTGGGTCTGCGGAACCTGTCGGAATACCGCGCATTACATCAGCCATCACCCATTGGTCAATATCGCTTGCGCGTTTAACCAGCAGCCACTGCGGCTCGTACCCAAGATTTATATCAACACGAACTCCGGGGTTGCCAGTATAGCCCCCACACGAAATCACATTGTCCGACCCAGACAGGCCAAAGCCGCCTGCGTCATGGGCGAAGAGGTAGGCAACGTAGGTGCCACCTGAAGCGTTGACAGTCGTATCAGTACCAAGACTAAACACCGTGCTAGTCGGTGTAGTGCTGTTCCAACGTGTTGAACCAGTGGCTTTGGCGTCTGTAGTGTTCAGCACCAAGTATTCAGTGTTGGCGAGGCTGCGATGATACACCTGCCAGTCTGCCGTGGTGTCGGTGCGCTTGACGATGATGCAGCCGGGTACGCTGCCAAGATTGTGGGAGACGGTGCGGTTCGCTCCTGTTCCCGTATAAGTCACTACATCAAAAAACTTTGGCTGCTTGCGGAATGTCAAAGAGGCGTATTTATCCGTGGTGTAGTAGTTGTTAATTGCATGTGCGGTATCGGCGCCGAGAGAAAACCCAGAACCCCCAAAAATGACCGCGCTACTACCACTATTTCCGTAACCCCCGGAAGTTGCAGGCCAGTACCCTTGATTTCCAGACGAAGATAGTAACCTCCCGCTGACTGTGTCCGCGAAAAGGTGGCCTGACGTAGATCGTGAGCGGTTTTTAATCCAAACCAGCCCACCCTTACCCGACAGATCAATCCCGTTGGTGATTGTCTGTGTAGAGCCGTTGCCGGTGTATAAGAAGCAAGAAAAAATATCTTCTATGTACTGAGGAACAGCAGCCACACCACCAAAGGCATCGTAACTAGCAGCACCGCTTGTTGCTTGAAGTGGCATGGTTTACGCCTTGAATTGAGTAACAGAGGCAAGCACAGTAAAGGTCGCGCTTCCGGTCTTGATGATGAGATAACGGTAGCTGTCGATGCCACTTGCATTACCTGCAGTAGGCGCACCGCCAATCCATCTTGTCGTAACACCAGAGGTTGTGCCGTCCACCTGAACCACGTTGTTGTAGTAAGCCGTAGCGCCCTGAGTAACGAGGAATGCAACAGTAGCCGACTGCCCTGTAGCAAGAGCGGTGTTCAAGCTGGTTCCACTAGACGCCCTAAAGTTGACAGTCCAATTGGCTGACGCGTTTGATGTGTAATATAGAACCGACTGCGTAGTGATGTCGTATGCGATAGTCCCAGTAGCAGCAGTAGCCGAGACGGTGGCGACTTCAGCAGCATCGCTTAATACAACGCCGAACTTGGCGCTGGTCCCTGAGAATGTCTGCGTCCCAGTCCACGTATTGTCCGCGCTGAGGGAAACGCCAGCTGCCGGGGTTGTTGACTGCCACGTTGTGCCGTTTGAGGTCAGCACGTTGCCGGCGGTGCTTGGGGCCACGAACTGAACAGCGGAGGTGCCGTTGCCAAGGATCACGTTGTTGGCAGTGAGCGCGGTTGCGCCTGTGCCGCCGTTTGCGACCGGAGTGACAGTCTGTGCGATTTTCCTCACTACACCGCCGCTGTCTTCGTAATACAAGATCCCGTCAGCGGTGTTGATCGCCAGCTCGCCGGCAGCAAGATCCGCAGCGAGCGGGGCAGCGGCAGCAGTGGAGCTGTGGTAGATCTGAATTGCGGTGTAGCCTGCTTGTGCCATGTCGATTAACTCACGTTTTCAAGTTTATAGATCAATTGTCCAGACTGGTGTCAGGACGAACAAACGGCAGGACGATTTGATCTGGCGCACGCGGTGCAAGTCGGTACGGGTCGTAGTCGTCCTTGTCCGCTACACAAACCATCAGGCCGGGCGCGTTCGGATCGGGCGACAGATCTCCCAGCGGCATCTTCCGGCTGCAGCGTGCGCACAAGCCTATGCCAAGCGTCGCGTTACCTGTTGTGTCGAGGAAGATGGCCATGGTTACCTTGTGTAGTACATGATCATTGGCTGGTAGAACGAAGGAGATCCGTCGTTGTCGCCATCTCGCGCCTTTTGCATGGCGAGTGGCGCCCAGTTCTCGTTGATCTGCATGCGCGCTGGATCTGCCTCTGGAGTTTCCCTGCCAACCTGCACAGCAAGCTGCGCTGTGACCGCCTCCAGCCATCGCTGTGGCACTTCGATCGATTGGGCAAGCGTACCTACGTCCATGACATGCCGATGACGCCAGCAGACCAGCACAGCGACCTCAGCGGCCTCGTTCGGTGCCGGCCAGAGGTTCAGCACGGGCATCGGCAGATCACGCTGGAACCAGTAGCTGTTCGGACGGCCCGGGAATATCTTGTTGCTCTGGTTTGCGTACTGATCGCGGTTCAGAACACCCAGCGGGATTTCATTCGGGTTGTTGGCCAGCACGATGTCGTTGTACGTGAGAGTGCCGACTGATGTGATGCGGAAGTACAGGAACGGCATCGGCTGGCTGATATCGCTCCACACAGTCTCGCCAGAGGCCGCTGTGTAGCTGTCGGTGCCAGCGGTGGTCCATGTGACGCCATCGGTCGAAACGGCGAACGTGAGGGCTGTGGATGCGATCCCCCAGTTGATTCCGACAGTGGCGACTTGCGTGGCTTGAGCGAATTGTACGGTGTAGGTGCTGGCCCCGGTCGTGACAGTGCCGGTGACTTCGGTCTGGGTTCGGTACAGAAGGTTGAGCACACCGACCGTGCCGGCCGGCAGCGTGACTATCGGCTGGTTCTCGTACATCGGGAGAAGGATCTTTTCGATACACCAGCTCGGCGGCTTGCTGTTGGCGAGATCCGACAGCAGCAGATATAGCGCATCGCGTGCGTAGTTCTGCATCTCAGCAGTGATCTTCTGCGCCACAATCCCACAACGCCGGAACGCCGTGTCGATGACACGCCGAGTGTTGAACGTAGTGGCGCTGATCGTGCCGGATGTTGCCATCGTCGATTCCTATAAGTCAGGGCTCGGCGGCTGATTCAGCACACCCGGTATTACACTGTTTGATGTTACCCGTTACTTCTTGCTTCCGCCACGCTTCATCATCGGTGCTTGCTGCGGAATCATCGGATCTTGCGGAGCTACAGGAAACCCTCTTGCATTCCCGCCCACTCCACCGGCCGGCATGCCCGGCATGCGACCAGTCTGTTGAGCCTGAGCAGCCATCTGGGACAGGATGCCTTCAGCCATCTGTCGCTCTTGCGGAGTCAGCTTTGGCTCTTTTGCCGCCGAACGCTTTTTCGCTGGCGACTTCTTTGCCTTGCCCCCGCGCTTCATGGCAGCACTCCCGCCACAGGCGTAGCCATCTTTCTTGCTGGAGGCCATTTCCTTCTTCTCATGCTTGATCATGGCCTTCGGGGCACCCTTTTTCTCCATGAAGGCAATCTCTTTTTTCATCATGGATTTGGATTCTTTAGCCCCGCCTTCAGCCTTGGATGCAGCTTTGCGCACCGCTCCACCGCGCATGTATGCTTTCACCGGCACTTTGCTTGGACCAAAATCAAACTCTTTAACGTATTTGCAGCCCATGTCATCACTCCAGTGTGTGCAGTTTATCTAGTGTTGCTTGAGTCTCTGCGATCATGTTGTCAATGTTTGCTAGAGCAACGGTGTCGCCATGTGCAACAGCAGTGTTGCGCTGACCGTTGAGCGTTGCCAGCCGGTTGCTTGCAAGTCGTATTAAGTCGGCGATTGTCATACAAGTGCTATGATCTCCTGTGCGACAGTTGACAAGTGCGCTTGTAAGAAAATCGTGTCGTAAGTGTCTGTCCCGTCAATCGCAACGTAACACGCCATCCTATTACCGAGCGCAGCAGTACCAGATTGCAGGAAGTCGGTCGGCGTGAAAACAGAAAGAACTCGGTTCTCAACGTCGAACCGAAAAATCTGGCTGATCTGACTCGCCACATACAAGTTCATGTAGAACATTCGGCCTTCGTTGTCGAAGGGGCTGTAACACCCGCTTGATCCGGTAGTCGGCAGAGCGCCGGGAGAGCCGTCATAAGTGATTGCTGCTGTCCATGTGCCTGTGATGGTGTTCGCAATGTCCAACACATCCAGCGTTGCCGCACCGCCCCGGAAGAAGTAGCAGAACGACTGCCGACCGTATCGATTTTGATCTGGCTCAATTCCGAAAGATGGCGCCCACATGCCACCAGCAGCGTTTGCAGCCGGAGCTACGCCGAAATAGGTCGTGCTCCACGCGTTGGCAACGATGTTGTTGGTGCCGTTGTTGATGGTCGCATCGGTGTAGTTGTAGGTGTAGACCGTGGTCGTAGCAGATGACCGGAGCAAGCAAAGGTTTGGCAGTTCAATTACAAACTTGGCCGTTGCAGAAGGGGTAACAGTCCAGTTCGTGCCGAGCGTGTAGACGGCGCTTGGGCCTGCGGTGTGGCTTGCAATGATCCTGCGCTGCCCGACAGCCGTCACGTTGGTGAGGTCTTCCACAATGCGAATCTGGAAGTTGCGGAATTCGTTAGCCGCCACAACCGCATCGCCAAGCGTAGCTTGCCCTGTCAGCGTACCAGCGGCAGTCGCTGTGGCAGTCAGAGCGTAACGGCTGACCACGCCGGTATCGTAGTTGTACGCGCCTTTAATCATGCCGTC